TAACGAACATCTATCTAAAATAGAAAGAGATAAATTAGATGCTATTGAAAAAGAAATTAAAAGTTACAAAGATGTGTATGGTTTAATTGACTTTACAGACATGATACAAAAATTTTTAGATCAAGATGTTACACCAGACTTTGATGTAATATTTGTAGATGAAGCACAAGATTTATCATTAATACAATGGGCTATGATAAATAAAATAGAGAAAGATACTAACTGTGATGTATGGGTTGCAGGTGATGATGACCAAGCAATATTTGGTTGGGCTGGTGCAGATGTAGACTCATTTATAAACTACAATGCAAAAGAAATACCACTAAAACAGTCAGAAAGAGTGCCAAGTATTATACAAGAAATTGCACTAAATGTCATTACTAGAATAGAAGAAAATAGGATTGACAAAGAATATTTTCCAAAGTCTGAAACTGGAGAAATTTTTGAAAGATATAGATTGTCAGACATAGATATGTCAACAGGAGATTGGTTGATATTAACTAGAACAAAATCATTATTAAAATCTGTGCCAACATATTTAAAAAAGAAAGGTTTATTTTTTAATACAGCACAAGGCAACAGTATTGGTAAAAGTTTGTACGAGGATATTCAACATTGGTCCTCATTACAGAAAAAAATAACAATACCTGATATACAGATACAAAGAATAAAAGAAAGAATGAAAGGAACAATGAATCTATCTCTTAAATGGTATGATGCATTTGATAAGTTATCAGATAGTCAAATAACTTACATGCAATTGTTATTATTGAATGGAGAAGATCCAACAAAAGAAGCAAGAATAAAAGTATCAACAATACATGGAGCTAAAGGTGGTGAGGCAACAAACGTAATATTGTTTTTAAATCATACATCAAACACACTAAAGGGTGCAAAAAAATCTACAGCTAAACAAGATGAAGAGTATAGAGTTTGGTATGTAGGTATAACAAGAAGTATGAAAAATTTATATTTAATTAAATCACAAAATAAATCAAAGGAGTTTAAAATATGACAAACAAAGAAATATTTAAGGGATCAGTATATAAATCATTACAAGAACAGGTAGGCGGTAAACATTATCACTCAATGAAGATTCAACCAGCAGAGTTTATAAATGAGAACAAGTTGCTTTTTGCAGAGGGGAATGCTATAAAGTATATCTGTCGACATCAGTCAAAAGGGAAAGAAGAAGATATAAAAAAAGCAATACATTATTTAGAAATGATATTAGAAAGAGATTACTCATGATATTTAATGCACAAACAGAATGGGTTAAACCAACAGAATTTCCTGATTTAAGATTTTGTGAAGAGATTGCAATTGATTTAGAAACACACGATCCAGAATTAAAAACTATGGGATCAGGTTCTGTTGTTGGTAAAGGTAAAGTTGTTGGTATTGCAGTTGCAACAGATGGCTACTCAGGGTACTTTCCGTTTGATCATGAGGGTGGTGGTAACCTAGAAAAAAGTAAAGTAATTCAATGGTTTACAGATATTTGTAAAACAACTTCAACAAAAATTTTTCACAATGCAATGTATGATGTTTGTTGGATTAGATCTATGGGTATACAAATCAACGGACAGATTGTTGATACTATGATTGCTGCATCATTAGTAAATGAAAATAGATTTAGATATGATCTTGGATCTTTGGGTTGGGATTATTTAGGTCATGGTAAAAATGAAACAGAGTTAATCAACGCTGCAAAAGAATGGGGTGTTGATCCAAAAGCTGATATGTGGAGACTGCCTGCGATGTATGTTGGTAATTATGCTGAACGCGATGCAGAGTTAACTTTAGGTTTATGGAAAGTTATGCAGAAAGAAATATTAGATCAAGATTTAGAATCAATATTTAATCTTGAGACAGATCTGTTTCCTTGTTTGGTTGATATGCGATTTCTTGGGGTGAGAGTGGACGTTGAAAAAGCTCATACAATGAAGAACCAACTAGCATCAAAAGAAAAAGAGCTCCTGTTAAAAGTAGAAAAAGAAACAGGAATAGATACCCAAATATGGGCTGCAAGATCAATTGCCAAAGTTTTTGACAAATTAAACTTACCTTACGAGCGAACACTAAAAACCCAGGCTCCTTCATTTACAAAAAACTTTCTCTCTACACATAAACATCCTTTAGTACAATGTATATCAAAAGCTAGAGAGATTAACAAGGCACATACAACATTTATAGATACCATTATAAAACATGAACATAATGGTAGAATACACGCAGATATTAATCAGATTAGATCAGATACTGGGGGCACTGTCACTGGTAGATTTAGTTATTCTAATCCTAATTTACAACAGATTCCTTCTCGTAACAAAGACTTAGGTCCATTGATCCGATCCCTCTTTATACCTGAGTCTAGTTGCGAGTGGGGATGCTTTGACTATAGTCAACAAGAACCAAGACTTGTAGTTCACTACGCATCCCTTGATCAAGACACAAGCGTCTTTGGTGTTAAAGATTCTTATGAAGATGGTGACGCGGACTTTCACACCATTGTAGCAAAGATGGCAGACATACCAAGATCTCAAGCTAAAACAATTAATCTTGGATTATTTTATGGCATGGGTAAAGCAAAGCTACAAGCAGAGCTAGGTGTATCAAAAAATAAAGCTGAGGAGTTATTTAAAATTTATCATGATAGGGTTCCGTTTGTAAAAACTTTGATGAACTCGGTATCTAATAGAGCACAACAACGTGGTCAGATTCGTACACTATTAGGTAGATTATGCAGGTTCCATTTGTGGGAGCCAAATCATTTTGGTGTACATAAAGCTTTACCCTTTGATCAAGCGAGGCAGGAATATGGAGCAAGCATCAAGCGTGCTTATACTTACAAAGCTTTGAATAGATTAATACAAGGATCAGCTGCTGATATGACTAAAAAATCAATGATAGAATTGCACAAAGAGGGTATTACACCGCATATACAAATACATGATGAACTTGATATATCAGTTATTAATCCTCTCGAGGCTGCGAAAATAAAAGATATTATGGAAAACGCAGTTGACTTAGAGATACCAAACAAGGTAGATTATGAGTCCGGTAAAAACTGGGGAGAGATAAAATGAGGTTTTATTATGGCATACTTAAATTCAAATATACCAGCAACTTACGCTCAGATAAGGAGAGAATATCTTTATGACTGCAAAAAACATCATGGAGAAGTTGAAGACTGCATTATCTTTGGTGTTAGCTCTATTGCAGGTAGCGCTCTTTTATTCCATGCTATTATGGAAAATGGTGCGATCTTTTATAGATTACCTATTACAGCGTTTATTCAAAGAGGATTTGAACCCAAAGATGTACCCACACGAAGACTTGATGAACTTCAGCTCTGGAATTGTTTTAGTTACTATCCTGCTGTTACTTCTTGGGATATAATACAAGGCACATCAGGCAAATATATAGGTAAAGATAAAAAATGGCATCACGGTAAATATTTATTTACGGTTGACTTTGCACACCCAGAAAGTAATATACTTGATACTGAACACTCAGAAATACCGCACGAACATAAGTGCGCTCACATAATGGCCTTAGATGATGGTAATTATGCAGCACAACCTAATAACAGAATAATTTGGAATTTACCTTCTTTTACCGTGAAAGATGAAATTCCTAAATGGAAAGTGCAAACTAATGAGTGGAATGTAGAAGATACTGGTAAATGGCAAACGTCAGATACAGATGATTTCTTCTACGAAATTGAGGAGAAAAAACATGATTGATAAATGTAAAAACATTTGTTGTAAAATATGGGAAAAAATTAAAGCTTTATTGACACCTAAAAAGCAATAATGATTGATAAAGTTAAACAACACGAGAGAATGAGGTTCAAAACAATAAATGGTAGAGGGAAACAGGATGAATTATTATTTTACAGGAGTATTAATTATTCTTTTGTGTCTCATAGCGTGGGTAGGCCCAGCATATCCAAATACAACTCAAAATAATACGTCGGGATCTAACACATCAATTACCGGTGGGTATACAAGTTCAGCTACAAATACTTATCAAAGTGGTAGTTCAAATAATACGACAACAACAAATAATTCCACTTCAAATATAAGATCAGCACCACCTACGGCATCAGCACCCACAGTAACAAATAGTGGATCTGATGTTTGTTTATCTGGTGCATCAGCGGGTGTTCAAACTTTTGGACTTGGTGTATCCGGTGGTAAATCTTTTAGAGATAAAAATTGTGAAAGAATTAAATTATCTAGAGAATTAAATACATTAGGTATGAAAGTTGCAGCTGTAGCCATACTTTGCCAAGATGAAAGAGTTTTTGAAGCTATGGAACAAGCAGGCACACCATGTCCTTTTGAAGGTAAAATAGGTAAACAAGCTAAAGCAGCATGGAAAAAATACAATAAATTAAGACCTGATCATGATACATACGTAAAGAATTTGAAAATAAAAGAAAAAGCTGATAGACAAGAAATAAAAGAAATGGAAAAAATAGATAAAGTTATACTACCAAAGAAAAAACCAATAGACTGGAACACACCTAAATAATGGCTAAACCAAGTAAATTTTTTAAATGGGTTGTTAAATTAAGAATGTGGTGGGCAGATATTAGAGGTCATCATGGTAAAAAATGGGATTATGAACCAGGTGATTGGTACATGGGTAGAAAAAAACAAAAAAAAGTTTCTCCAGAAGATTTATTTAACGGAGCATAATGTCAAAGAAACCACTAAACATTGGAGAAGAGGTTGCTGTGCAAATGCCTATGAAGACAGTAGCCTCGTTAATAATTATTGTAGCACTCGGTACCATGGGTTATTTTCAAATCGTTGAAAGATTAAATATAGCTGACACTAGACTTCAATTAATGGAAAAGGACCTAGAAGAGAATACAGAATTTAGAATAAAATGGCCACGGGGCCAACTTGGAGCGTTGCCCGCAGATAGCGAGCAATTTATGATGATCGAAGATCTTTATAAGACTACGGACAAGTTAAACTCACATATCGAATCAATGGCTTTAAATAAAGTAAACATCGAGTTTTTAAGAAAGCAGATGGACAAGGTATTGGTAGATATCGAAAAATTAAAAGATGCAAATAGAGAAATGAAATATACAAATGGTAACGGACAATGATAGAAGCTGTTGTAGGATTACTGATGTTTATTAATGGAGAGATTAAGGAGGCACGTTTGCAGGACTCGATGGCGATGTGTTTGCGCGGAAAGCGCGAAGCGGAAAGAACTTTTTCTGAATCTGTTACTTATAAATGTTGGAAAGGTAAAGCAGAATTAGAAGACAATATTGACGGTAGTAAAAGTATTAAAAAACTTATCATAGAATGATTTGGTTAATAATAATGATAATAGGAGCTGGTTATGCGGTTTATCGTATTAATAAATTTGCTGATGATGTTAATCCATACAACTGGTTTAACAGAAACCGCGACAACAGGTAATTTATTACCAAACGCTGGGACAGGACAAACCAGTGTTCAACATTCTAACAGCACCATAGATGGTATTAACAGTTCTAATGGTTTTATTCTTAACAATATCACTGACTATTCATCAAATTACAATGAGTTAGAGGCTCAAGGAACAGGCACAGTATCTGCATCTGGAAGTTTGTTAGATATATC